CTTCGGTAAGAAATAGGCACTAGCTCTTTCTCTGTCTTCATGCATAGCTCTTTCTAATCTATTCTCATATTCCTGATTAAGAACTTGTATTCTTGCTGGATTAACACCGGGTCTTTTCATTGACATAAAGTAGGCTAGTCCTGCAGTAAGACAAGGAATAAACCTACGAGAGATATCTGCCGTTTGACCTGCAGACTTATTTACATCTTCAGTATATTTTATGTGTTCTAGTTTTAGTAAGTCTGTTGTATTTTCTGGGACAGGCCAAAGGAAAACAGTTACGTTATCTCTTCCTCTTCTAATAGCGTACTGAGAAGGTCTGCCCTTCTGTCCCTTTCGGGGTATCTTTAGATACTCTTCCATAGTAATACGTTCTATTTGTAGGTCTGTGTTATCTCTGCCTAGAACAGCTTCAGTAACATCAATAGTACTATCAGGAAGAGAATAGGCAGTAACACTAGTAGAGACAGATACAGTTGTTGTATCAGCAGTCCAAAGAAGAATACCTCTATTCTGCCAATCTTGTAGAAGAAGATTAATAGAACGCCTAGCAGACTTAGGCTCATGTCCTAGAGTCTGTTCGCCCCCTATCATTTCCATTGCTTCTTCTATAACTTCATCAATATCTAAAGAGAAGTCATATGTACCACTAGTTGCCATATTGGTTATCCTTGTTTAGTATTCTATAATCTTACCCGGCTCAAAGTCTACTACTACATTCTCTTCTGGTCCTTCAATAGATGGACCCTTTCTTGCAGCACCAAAACCTTGTCCTGTAGGACGGGCAACCATATTCCTTAAATCTTTTTCGTAGGCGTCTTTACCCTTCTTATCGTAAGAGTACTTCTTTCCTTTGAGTGTAGGCATTATGCTCTCCTTTTTCTACCTTTAGCAGATAAAGCTGCGAATTTCTTTTTACCGTACTTCTTTCTTCCTATGCTTGCAGCTATAGCGTCTGCAGCTTCTTTAGATTTACCTGATGATTTCTGTATAGATTTAGAAACATCCTTAAATCTTTTACCTGAACCTAACTTAGCTTTCTTTTTCTTTTTCTTAGATGGAGGCTTAGTAACTTGTTTACTTGCTGATGATCTAGATATAGCCATTAGACATTAATCTTGCCACGCTTTTTAGCAGCACTACCAAACTTACCATAAGATTCGTCAGCACTTGCTTTTAGCTGTTTAGATGTTCTCTTCTTCTTTACTCGCATCGCAATGGATTCATCCTTACGATCCTTATAACCTTGCTTCTTAGCAACCTTCTTTTTCTTTTTCTTCTGCTTGGAACCTTCTAGCCATACCAGATAGGAGGGTGATCCTACAGCATACATATCTTGTTGACCTTTGGTTGACATAACTTTACTCCTTTTTATCTAAAGAAATCTATATTAGAATCCACGCAATGCTGCGCCTTGTCCTCTACCACCAAAACCTTTACGTTTTCTAGTAGAAGAAGTTTTTCTTTTAGGTTTAGATGCTGCCTTCTTTTTAATTTTAACTTTAGTAGTTTTTCTTGGTCTTCCTATTAATCCACCTTTAGCATCACTGGTCACTTCCGCTTCTAACATATCTGGATCAGTGGGCATTCCATGCTCATCAAGTTTAGGAACCATATACTTTAAACCTAAAGCTTTAGAAATCTTTTTAATTTCTCTCCAGTGCTTGTCTTCTTTAGATTTTCTAGTAGCCGATTGCCTAGACTTTCCGTTTTTATTGTATAAACTCGTATACGCTTCTCTTTCGTCAGAAAAATCATCCGTATCTACCCCTCTTGATTTAGGCGCTTTTCCTTTTTTAGGTACTTTTTTTACTGAAGACATCTTACCTTTTATCTCAGACTTTCCGTTTTTTGGTTCTTTATTAACTACAGCAAGTGCAGTTGCAGCTTTAGCTGCAGATTTAGTTCCAGATTTGCCAACAGTTTTAGCAGTTTTAGAAATTTGAGGTGCAACAACTTTAGCTGCTTCAGCAGCCTTCTTAGCTTTAATTTTAGCTGCTTCAGCAGCCTTCTTAGCTTTAATTCTAGCTGCTTCAGCAGCCTTCTTAGCTTTAATTTTAGCTGCTTCAGCAGCCTTCTTAGCCTTAATTTTAGCTGCTTCAGTAGCCTTCTGTATACTTTGAGGAGCAGCCTTAACAGTTTGAGATGCAGCAGCCTTTACTACATTTCCTGTTTTAGATGCAGGTTGAGTTGAAAGTTTAGTTACAAAAGATTTTCTATTTTTAGGTAAGTCCTTTTGTTGTCTGGCAACTTTAGTTCGTTCAGCATCCATTGCAGAACTAGAAGTTCTTGTTTGGCTTACAGGAGGTCTAGCTGTAGATGTGTTAGGAGTTCTCCTTAAACGCTGTGCTGCTTCCTTTGCTGTTTGAGATTGACTAACTGCCTTCTGTCGTTTAGCTTCCATTGCTTTACGCTCTGCTGCAGCTTTTTGTAATCGTGCTTTCTCTGCAGCTTTCTTTGCTGCAGCTTTTCTTTTCTTTATAGTTTCTGCATCTTTTGCTGCTTTAGCTCGTTGAGCATCCATCGCAGGACTAGGAGTCCTTGATTGTCTTACAGGAGGTGGAGGTGTAGACGTATTAGGAGTACTTGTAAGACGTTTTTCTGCTTGTGTAGCTACAGAAGGTGTTGTTTTAGATGAACGAACTGGAGCAGATTTATCTGTAGAAGATGTTACTTTAGATTGTGTTGCAATTCTAGCTTTCCTAGCAGCCGCTGCAGAGTTATATGTTTTTTTTCCTATTTTATATAGATTCTTTGATACCCTATAAATACCATTAGCTATTTTTCCTACAGGAATAGCTTGTATTGCAGCAACTGTAGCAACAGTACCTAATCTCCCTGTTTGAGGTTTACTTGCAGGAATATTTACTTTTCTTCCTTTTCTATTTTCAGTATCTCCTAACTTAATTGCAGCTTGCTGTCCTGCGAGATTTCCTTGAGTTTCTTTAAGATTTTTTCTTTTAAGCGCAGCAGCTTCTTTTTCAGCCTTTTCCTTTGCTTTTTTTTCAGCCAATGCTTTATCTCTTTGTTCTAAAAATTCTTTGTTTCTCTGACGCTGTTGAGCTAATATTTTTTGAGTTTTTGACTGTGGCATAATAAAATATCTCCTGTTTTAATTAGTATTAGCTATGAGATTATCATCAGCACCCGCAGGACTAGCAGGAGTTTCCATGTCATCTCGTCTTGTACGTCTAGCTTGATTTCGTTGAAGTTCTAGGACTTGATTATACTTTTGTTCGTAAAGAGTTGCCCCCGGAAAATCTTTCTGGAATAGCATAGCCTCTACCATAGACGCAAAAAACAAAAGGTCATAGGCGAGATCACTAAAATAATTTGTTGGGTCTGCTGATGTAAGAGTAGTCGGTCTGGATACATGCACAACCTCACCATCAAAAGCAGATGATGGAGTGGGTGCAATTAAAACCGTACTATTATTTCGAGGAGCATAATATTTAGGTTCACCTGTAGATGCAATCACAGGCCAATAGTCATTAATAAATTCATCTGTTCTTTGAAGCAGATTAATTCTGGTTCCATTAGCAGTGATATTAATATTTTTTACTATTCTAGTTCCTGTCGGGAGAGTTACTATCCTACTTCCTACAGCAACAGAGGTATAGGATACTAAGCCATAGTCATCTAAATCTTTTGTTAGACGTTCCTCTGCCCTGTTAACCATCTTAGGAATGTAATCAAGAAACTCTGTTCCTTCATTCTCACAGGCTTCCTTAATATCATTTACTAGAAAAGTATAATCAGCCATAGAAAACTGCTACCGTAGACGCGGATGTAGGTGCAGATACTTTGACTGTACTATCCATCCTTATACCTAAATCAGGTAAATAAAGTTCATTGACATCGTTGGCAGTTGTGTTTACAAACTTGATGTTGTTTCCTTTCATATCACCTCTGTCAGTTGTAGATGTTCCTGTAATCAGGAAAGTACCTACACCAGAAGCATTGATACTTCTAATTCGTGTATTTGCTACAGTCACACTAGAAGCTACATCAAGAACAGCACCACTACCAGTTACAAAACCTTGTCGAATAGTCGTAGCCATTTATATCATCCTTCTTTCTTTATATATAGAATGTGATGTGGGATTATGTTTTTACATTATAACGTATATCTAAAAAATATAAAAGGAGAAGGGTAAGAAATATTCTTATTCACATTTCCTACCCTAACTCCCTTCATATCAGGTTAAGACTTACGAAGAACCACTGGCTCCGTAGAATCCACGCCAATCAGACCAACCAAAGCTGTAGCGTTCCCGCGACTTAAAGCGAAGGTTACCAGTATCGAAGTCTGGTTCCATCTTCGTTTGAAGCGGAGCGCGAACAAACATCTTTGCGCCGTTCGGGCAATCAGTCTTAATGAACCAAGCATTCGTATCAGTGAAGCGATGGTTTACAAAGAAACCACCGGGAACTAGACCCTGATTACGAATTGCATTGATATCGTTGACACTCGTTGCACCATTAGCAGCAGTCGTCGGATTGACTCCAATAGTCGTTGACATTGTGCTGTTAAGAATCTGATCAGCCGTAAAGGCAAGATCAGGAGGCACATGAATTGATTCAGCCTTAATACCAATAAGAATGCCCCGATCATCTTTTGCTTTCGCAATAGTGATCAAAGCAGACTCAAGCGAGGCTTCAGAAAGATCAGTAGCATCAAGATCATTGTCCTGAGTACCACCATCAACGACAGGATGGGCATCACTGAAAAGTGCTACACCATCACCACCAAGATAAGAAGAGCTAAAGCCGTTGTTGAATACATCGGCACCCTTTACTTGCTTGGTGTTAGCCATCGCACGGGCAAGACCTTTCGCCCGAAGTTTGGCAAACGTATCGTAGAGGTTATCTTCCATAGCCTCTTCGGTAACTGAAAAGGCCAAACTGATCGTTTCAGCCGTATAACGTGCAGTGTAACTTTCCTGCGCGTCATCATACTGAACCGCAGCACCCTCACCCTTAACAGGTGCAGTACCGAATCCAGTAAATAGTACTTCTTCCTCAAAAGCACGGTCACTATTCTCGACATCAAAAAGTGCTTCATGTTCATTCGACACTTCATTGTACTCAAGACCAAAGACCGCATTTAGACCGGGAAGAAGTTCTTTCGCAATACTAGCGCGATTAATAGCCATTATTAATTACTCCTTTCCCATTTAGTTAACTGACGGACCAGCAGAGATATAAGCATCTACATGCTTAACAAGGCGCACTTCCAATTTCGGGAAGGCACGTTCTGCCGCTACGTCAATGTCGTTACCCGGCTCATCAAGAACTGCAACCGCACGAAGCATTGCATTACCCGGTGTACGAGTACCAGCTTCAAGTCCAAAACCAGACTTACCAGTAACCGTTGAACCAGAACCAAGAGTAACATCAAAGTTTTGAGAATTAATATCACCAGCCGAAACAGATGCATCAGCCTGAACAATAAACGTAGCTTGTGGATTGTCCACAATCATCGCTTTTGCATCGGTTACTGATGTACCAGAGGGCCAGTAAGCGGACCACTTAGGTTCGCCATTAGCAACATACTTACAGCCCATGAAAACACCGACCGCTTTCTGCGTGAGACTTAAAAGAACTTCTACATTTCCCGCGTTATTAACAACAATATCTCCAGTAAAGATATTCTGAGCATAACCGCTTGCAATAGGATACTCATTCGTACCAGTACTGTTCGCAGCAGAACCGCGAATGCGGGAAGGAGAAAGTCCGTTAAGTGCTTTTGTAGTAGTCATAACACTTGTTCCTTTCCTGTAATTAAATACATTGACAAATAGGAAAGACTAATCTTGGAAAGATGCTGCCCTTCCTCTTGTTACATTACTTCTGCTAGAATTAGAGATTGGCATACGAGAATCCGAGCCTCTCATTAACTGAGAGTTTACTGCGTCTACTGCTTCTCTACTTCTATTCTCATAAAATTCTTGACGCGATTCAGCTAGATCGGTAGGCATCTTTGCCAACGCTAAGTCTCCACGACAGACTGCACCTGAATAACGTCCTTCCTCTCTCACGACAGAGGATTGAAGCATCTCTGGAACTTCTTCTTGGTTTACTAATTCCCAGCCTTCCGCCATGCGCTTACCCATGTTCTGAATATCTTCATTACCTTTCAGGGTCATACGCAACCAACGCAACGACATGCCTTCAGATTTAAAACGCTGCCGTACTGTGTCGGGAATATCAAGCCAATTAGGTTCCTCGAAAACTCTTCTTAGAGTCTTTTCTCTTGTAGCTTCTTCTCGTGATGGTTTTTCATTACTTCGTGTCATTGTATATAATCTCCTTCCACGCTAAGTTTAAACACTGGTATATTCGCCGTCAGCTTGCTCAACCTTCAGCTTTTCAGCAGCGTACCTTTCAAGTGGGATTCCCCATTTATTAGCAAGTCTAACATCTTCTTGAGTAAGTTTGATCTTATTCCTGCCATTCGATGAAGTCTTAGGTGTGCGTGATGCACCAGCTACCACTTGAGCAGAATTTGTTGTCGTATCCTGCAACCGGGGTGTATCTTCTTCTTGTTCTACTTGGAAACGATTAGGATACTTTTGTTGTAACCTACTATCTATCGCCTCATAGAAATCATCATCTGAAGGATCATAGCCTTCATTCTTTAATTCTTGATCAATAGTTAAAGCTGCAGCAGTCAAAATTTGATCTTCTCCAAACCAACCATTTCTTCCTGCCCATTCAATAGCTTTAGGATCGTATTGAGGTGTTCCTGCACCTTCTTGCTGCACCTGCTGCTGTTGTTCGTGGCTTTGCTCTACTGATTTATTATATTCTTCCCACGCTTGTTTTTTTTGGTCTACCTGAGACATTTCAGCATAAGTCTTACTTAAATTCTCTTGAGCTTGCAGCATTCCATCTGTGTCTCCAGACTCAGCCGCTTGCTTGTATAACTGTCTTGCTGTCTCAATAGTAGCTTCAAGTTGACTTTCTTGAGAATTAATATTATGTTTTAAACTTGAAGATAACTGTAAATCTTTTTGTACTGAACTATTTTTAAGAGCGTCTAACTCTTCTCTTAATTTTTGTACTTCTTCTTCTCTTTCTTTACGTTGTCTAATTAACTGTTTAATTCTTTTTTCTGCACCCTTAGTCTTGATACCCTCAAGTTCTTTAGGTTGCTCTTCTTCTTGTTCTTGTTGAACAACTTCCGGTTCTGCAGAATCTTCTATTTCTATTTCTTGTGTAGCAACCTCTACAGCTTGTACTGGTTCTTCTTGTTCTTGGCCTTCAATCTCAATCTCAATCTGTTCTTTCTCTTCGTTTCCTGTTGCGCTTAAATCAACTGAAGCCCAATCATCATCTTGTGTTACATCACTCATTTTCTACCTTTCTTTTATTCCCGTTAATAGCGAACTTAACGAATTGGTTTATTTTAAAACCCGCTCTAGAGTAATAATTTATTATATTACTATACTAT